ACGTCGGTGCCTTCGCAGATTGAAGCCCAGTTGTTGTCCTCGATCCAGCAGATTGCGGATAGGAAGGGGTAGACCTGGGCGACGTAGTTTGCGCCTTGCTCCATTACTTTGTCGTCTTTCATGCCGTTACGTTCCAGCCAATCGCTGAAGCGTTGGTAGTTGTAGCGGCCTGTGAGTTGTATGCAGCCTCCGCCGAAGTAGACCTTGCCGTCGCCTGGGCCGTTGCCAAGATCAGGGCGGTTGTCGTACATACGGGTGAAGTAGTCGTCATCGCCAAGTTCTTTCATCCAGCGGTAACGGCCTGTTTCGTGCGCTGTTTGGGAAACTAGGTGGCGGCGTTGCTGCACGCTGGTCATGCCTGTGGCGTGGATGAGCGTGTTGAGGTCGCTCATGAATTTGTCGTCAAACTGGTTGGGTTTCCAGCCTGAAATTGCCGCAACCTGTTCGCGGCTGACGAGCCACTCGCTTTCTTTTGGTGCTACGGCATTTGACCAAGTTCTGTACCACTCTTGGTCGCGGTCAAAGCAATCTGGGCAGAAATACAGGATTTGTTGCTCTAGTTCCAGCAAACCTGCGGTTTGATGACCAAGCTTTTTGTAATACTTAAATAAGTCAAGCAGGCGGATCGGTTTCATGCTCGTCGGGCCAGCGGTAACGGATGCTCATTGGTGGTCCTAACCCAGTGGTGTCTTTGCCTGGGTGGTGCGTGACGATTGTGCGGGGTTTATCGCCAGGCTGCGCTGCGTGCCAGTCCTCAATCTCGTTGTCGAGACGGGGTTTCAGGGTTGCATGGAACTTAAAATCCTGAGCGGCTTTTTTGGCGTGTTCGGTCCAGTGCTTATCACCAAAGCGAACCAGCCACTTCCCGTCTTCTGGGATGCCGCTTACTTTTTTGGGAATACGCGCATCAGCACTTCGATCACAATTTGAATAATGCTGTTGCTACGAAGTGGGGAGATGGCAATGATTTCGGATGCAGCGGCAATGCCGATGGCGACCATTGCGGTAGTTGTCGGGTCCATGTAAATGGAGTATCTACAAAATTATTCTAGTGATTCTGCTCTAGTGCCCTTAAGCGTTTTTCGTGATCGTCAAGTCTTTCTTTATGGTCGGACCGTAATGCTGTGATTTGCTCAAGAACCAAGCTGATGCGAGCATCCATCACACTGGAGCGTTTATCGAGTCGCCATAACGCACCAGTTGCAGATGCGATGATGATTGTCGCTACGCCGGAGAAGACCTCCATCGCAGGTTCTCCGGAATCTCTAAGGCTATTCTAATGGGTCTTTTCTGCCTTCAATAATCATGCAGGCGCGTTTGTAGAAAAACGTGTCTGTACGACCCTGCTTTTCCATAAGTTCTTTTATTTTTTTCCAGTTTTCCAATGTGTGCTTGTCCATTACTTACCTTGACCTCGATACTTTTTACGGCCATGCGACGGCTTGGAATTTTTTCCTTGACCTTGACGCGTGCGCTTCGGCTTGCTTGGTATAAAGTTTTGGCCGCTAAGTGATTTAGCCACTAGCTGTCACCAGGTATAGACGGCCAAGTGACGTTCCACGGAAAACCCGCTTGAGCTGTCACATCCCGCAGTTGCTGGCGATATGTCGCCCATGCTGTCTTATCAGCAGCAGCCAAAGGGCTGTCAGTAAATTGTGTCCAATCAGAATTCACTAAACGCTGATTACGGTCGTCGCGCACGCTTTCTGATTCATCCGCCAAACGTTCTGCAATCTCATCAGTGCCAGCCGTCGTAACCTGCCAAGTCGTTACCCACTCGCCGTTTTCAAACGTCGGATCAACTTGGTTGCAATTTTCAGTCGCTGGATCAAAAGAAGGCGCTGGGCGGTCTGCAACTGGAAAAACGTTCCAATCCGCAAGCGTTGAATCAGACGGGTTCTTAGGGAAGCTGACGTTTGGGTTGTCGCGTCTTAACTGCCTTACTGAGTAAGGAAAAGTTTGGACGGTTTGGTTTGGGGCGAGAACGTAAGTCATAGCAGGAGATTAGACGGATTCTTTGCGAATGGCACGAACATAGTTCAAATCATTCGCATCGTCTTGATTGACATTGCCACTATTAAATGTATGCCTGTGCGGTCTACCACCGCCACCAATGCTAGAACACCAGTAATAAGCCGTGTCAAATGCTTCTGAGCTTCCAGACTGGAAAGCAGTTACAGAGGTTTGGCTAGGAACAGTTGTTGTGTAATCTGAAGTCAAGATAGGAACTGAATAATCGTTTGCTCCTCTGTTCGTGACGTTTGAGTTGGTTGATGGCTTGAGATTGTAATAAACAATTTGCATCTCATAGCGAGCCGCGATATACCAGTCTGAATATCCACCGATTGAAAGCCCTGCGGCGTAGCTGCAGGCTGGCGAGTTACCGAAAGTAACCCAGTTTGAAGTATTGGTTTCCCCGTCATACAAACTCGTGGTGACACTGGGAGAAGTTTGCGTGCTGTGCATCGTCAACGTAGAACTGTTTTGGCCCGAAGATTTAGGGGCCACGATTAAACGATGCGTTGCAACACCGTCTGCATTTTGGCTGACGTAACCAGCAAAAAATCCACCCTTATAGGAGTCACCAATCGCTGGCTCACCCGCGCTGTCAACTGCAGCTGCCATAAACAATCGGAACGATGTAGGGTCCATGTCAGCTCTCCTTAGTCAACGTAATCTTTAAGTACAGCAGCACGGAATCTCGTGCCACCGTCATCCGTGACAAACATGAAAAGATGCGTCTTATCTGCTGTAAGTGTTGGTGACGAACCATCGCTTGTATTAAATTTTACACTGCTAGGCCACTGAATCGTCCGGTCTCCAGTCACTTCAATTTCGATAGTGAAAGAATACGCTGTGCCTGAGGACGGAACGTTGCTGAACTGGAAAGTTGAATCAGCAGAAATAGCCTTTGTGAAATAGTTGCCAGTGCTGCAGTTAATAATTAGTGCGCTTACTGCTTCTGCTGTTTGCTCATACGGTCCATCGACAGACAAGCCAGCATTGAAAGTCTGCTTTGCTGAGAATGTCTGCGCCGTGTCAGTAACAGCGTTGTTTGCATCGTATGCTTGAACATCCGTGCCAATCGCCAGGCCAAGTGTGGTTCGTTGTGCCGATGCATCAGCGTCATCAAGCAACGCCCTACCAGCAGACGTGCAAGCAATCTCCTCTACAACACCGGCTCCAGCGGTGCTCCGTCCCAGGATCTTGTCGGTCGCTGAAACGTTTTGAATCTTGGCGTAGGTAACAGCAGTGTTGTCAATAGTCCAAGTCGCACCACTACCGGAAACAGTGATGTCGCCTTTATCGCCATCGGTAATTCCACTGCCGCCACTTGCATCTGTCCAACTAAGATTGCCGCTGCCATCAGTCTTAAGCAACTGGTTTGCATCACCATCAGTTGTTGGCAACGTCAGCGTGTAATTAGCAGCCGCAGAGTGTGCTGGGCCTTTAATAACAATTCCGTGAGAGTTTTCCTCACAATTCAGTTTAAATTGACCAGATCCTTTCGTTGCATTTCCCTTGAAGACAACAACACCACTGCCGTCTGGATCAAGATTAACGTCTCCGTTTGAGGCACTCGTGATGCTGTAACCGGCTACATCAAGATTGCCGCCAAGTTGCGGGTTAGTGTCAGCCGAGACACTTGCAATTCCACCGCCGCCGCCACTAACTTCAACAACCGTTCCACCGTCAGTCAGAGTAAAAACTCCGCCGTCAGTAGTATTGATGGCAAGCTCCCCTACATTAAGATCACTAGCCTGCGGGTCCGTAGTCCCGCGCTTGTGTTTGATCGTATTTGCCATCAGTAGGTCCCTCCGTCAATATCAAGGTTACTTGCTGCCCCGTTTTCTAGGAAGGTCACAAGGTCGCTTAGAGCAACTTGAACCATAGTCCCGTCGTCGTTAACCACTATTCGGTCAGTTGCAGCCAGTGTTGTTGCAGTTGCGGTAGTGTCGCCATCAAGCGTGTTGAGTTCAGTGCCAGTTGCTGTCACGCTTGTCAGCTTGGTGGTCGGCAACGTTCCAGTGATTGCAGTTGCGCCAAGGTCAAGCGCAAGCTCCGTTGACTCAATAACCAAGCCGCCGTTGGCTTTCAGATCAACGCTGATTTGGTTTGAAACAATATCAATACCGTCACCGGCAGTATTGGTGCTGCCACCAGTGCCAGAAGCAGAAATTACCACATTATTTGTATCAACATCAATACTGACGTTGGTTCCAGCCGTAAGCGTCTTAAGTTCGTAACCACCGCCAACACCAAGCAGGATTTGGGCATTTAGCGGTGCGGTTGTTAGGCCAGTGCCGCCGTAAGTAACTCCAATTGCTGTGCCGTTCCAGGTGCCCGTCCCAATAGTCCCAACAGAGGTAAGGCTTGAGCTGACGACGCTGCTGCCAAGAGTGGTGGCATTAAGGACCGAAGCGCCGTTGATCTTAAATTCTTTGCCAGAGGCAAGGTCGATATCTTGGAAGAATTCAATCTTGTCGGCCTCAATTTCAAGCTGCGTAGTCAGCGTTCCAGCAGCTTGCACTTGAAACGCAATTCTGCCGTCTTCGCCATCAACGGTTGGATCAGCAATCTGCGCTTGAATTGCCGCATAATCAATCTGACGTTGCGATTCTGTCGCGTCTGTGTTGTGACCTCTGAAAAATAAAGTGCTTAACTCATCATTAACAGCACCGATTGCGTCGCCTTTATGGCGATAGAAAGTAATATCTGCGCCTGACGCAGCGTCATTGTTTGGGCACTCCAAACGCAAAATTTGCGTGTCAGTGTTGTTTATATGGACCGGTGCCTCAGGTGCTGTTTCGTTAATTCCAACTTTTCCCTCTTGCAGCCTGACTGCGTTGTAAGACGCACCTGATTTTGTTGTTTTGAAGTCGATTCGACCGTCTTCGCTGCCAACAGCTGTACCGACAATACCGGCAGTAATTTCTGCATAAGACTGCGTGTCGCTGCCAGCATCCTCGCCACGGAACTCAAGCGTTCCAAGGATGTCATCTGCGGCCGGTGTTGCAGAGTTGCGATAAAGAACAACGTTTGGCCCTTCGGCTGCGTCTCCATCGCTGTTTTCAATGATGACATCATCGCCCGTCGTCGTTTTAAAGGTATGAAACTGAGCAGTTGCCGTTCCAGTGCC